GTTATAATAAAAAAACAAAATCCTGGAACGAATCAGATAAAAAAACATTAAGTCTTAAAGAGATCAAAATGGGAGAAGATATAAAAGTTTATTTTACTTCAAATTATTGGGTAAGAGAAATTTTTAGAAGCATACCAGGATTTGAAACACGTTTAAAACTCTTTATGTGGGACGATAGAAAAATTCAAGGAGCAGAGATACACGATGTTTTAAACTTAATAGAAAACAATTAACACAATAGATATGACAGTAAACGAATTAATACAATTGTTAAGTAAATATAACAACAAAGATATAGAGGTAAACTTGAAGTTAATACCTAATGATGGAACTGAAGATGATGGCGACCTAAACGACATTGATATAAAATGTGTAGGAGAAATTTATATGGGCGGTTTAGATAGCGATATTCCTTTTGTAGAGATAGGCTTTCAAGAAAACAATTAACACAATAGATATGAAAGTAAAAATACAACAAAGACAAATCTACCATAAATTTGCTGAGATAGAAATTGAAGTTGATGAAGATGAATTTGATCATTATAGATTAGACAATGGCAAATACACAAGCATAAATGAATTTATAATCTACAAGGAACAAGATTGGATTGATGATATTGAAAATAAGTTAAACGAATCTGAATTTGTTTTGGGTAATGGAGTAGATGATCTAAAAGGAATGAATGAACCAAAATCAGAATCAGAATGGAGATATGAATGCGAAGAATTAAAAACAAGCGGACACTTATGAAAACACGAGGAAATTATACTATAGAAGAAGATAACTATGATCTAAATATTTCTTATGAATATTATTGGGACGATGGAGATCACGAAAATGCTCCAGAGAATGATTTAGAAATCCTGGAAGTAGAATTAAACGGAGTAGATATAACAGACTTTTTTTGGGATTGGGTAAACGATGATCTCAATACCAGGGTATGGGAATACGCTCAAGAAAATAAACATAATTAAATTAAATAAAAATGGCATACGCGGAAACACAAAAAGACAGAGACTTCAATAGGATAACCGATTTAATGGGAGACTATATAGAAGCAAAAGGAGAAGTAAATAAACTAAAAGCTAAATTAGATTGGTTTAATAGCTTTGTAGACTTTATTCAATGTATTGATAACGGAATTTATAACCAGGCTTGTATATGGGCTGATAAAATAGAAAAAGATGGGATATAGAAGCAAGGTAATAATAGGGATACCAAAAGAAGAAAAAGAAAATTTATTTAAACTAAAAAACGGAGACAAACGAAATGTTTTTGAAGACTTGTTTTCTTTACAATTAGAAAACTCTGAAGGAATGTTGATCTATGAAAGTAATTTTGAGTTAAAATGGGAACACTACTATACTGATGTAAAGTTGATTACTGATTTTTTAAATGATTTAGAGGAGCGAGAAAAGAAAGTTTTTGCCGTAGCAATAGGCGAAGACCAGGTAGTGCATTCGGAAATAGGAGATTATTTTGACTATGTAGAAATATATTTGTCTGTAAGTTATTTTGAATAACATTAGTTTTTATGACTATTTTATACTATATTTGTGAACTTAGTCTAATTTAAATATAATCAAATCATGCACAAAACTTTAAGAGAATTATTTCTTTCATTCGATCCTAATTACAATAAAGACGATGAAGAAACCCAGGAAGCAATCAACGAATTAGAAGTTATCGAAGATGACGAATATCCTTTAGGTATTTAGTTATGAGTAAATATGAAAGAAACTTAAAACTTGTAGTCTGGTCATTCCTGGGTATAATTTCTATATTGGTTGCGCTTCAGATTTACAGATTTATAATTTGGATACTAACATTTTAATATAATCAAATGGCAATAAATAGACAACATTGGACTGAAACAACTACAGACGATAAAACAATTGTTTCCGTTGATACCCCATCTTATTACGATGGGGAAAATAATTATACTGCTATCGAAGTAGTAAATAACTTTAATTTAACATACAACTTAGGAACTGCTTGTACTTATATATTAAGAGCATATAAGAAACACGATCTACCTAACGAGGATATTCAAAAAGCGATAGATCATTTGCAATTTGAATTAAACAAACTAAAAAAGTAAGATGAAGAAAGAAATATTTGATGATTACGCTACTGCGGTAGCCAAAAGGTTTCATTTAACTTTAGATGAAATGTTTACTTCCTCCAGGAGACAAGACCTGGTTGATGCAAGACAGATGTTGTACTATTTATGTATGGAAAGACCAATTAGAATATCTTATATTCAAAGGTTTTTAGAGACTTATAATTTTAAAGTTACTCACTCCACCATTATTCATGGGTACAATAAAGCTAAAGAGTCTATGAAAAATGATACAGATGTTACAAATTTAATAAACGACATATTAAAGTCAACCAATGTATAGCTTAATAGAAATATTAAACCAGGCTACTAACCAAAACAATTCAGTGGTAAACATTCAGCCAATTGGTTATAATGTTATAAATATGGGCGTTAAAATTCAACAATTTAATGAACGAATCGAAATACTTAACACCACAAAGGGAGGATCTTATTACAAAGAATGTAATGATAATGAATACTCCTACTTTATAGAAAATGGTTGGAAAATAGGTTGTGTAAAATTAAGCATACAAAATTGTTTATATAAATTAAAACTCATAGAGAATAAAATTAAAACTGAAGTGAATACTCGAAAAAACGATAAGCATATTCAGAACTTAAAAAATAAAAGAGAATTAGCTTTGTGTAAACACGCGGAACTACAACTTAAATTAAAATCAATCTTAAATTAAATAAAATGAGCAAAACAGAAAACAATTACTTTAAAGATTTGGTTGCAAAAGATGTAACTAAACACGTTAAAAAGAAGGGTAACTTTAGTTACTTATCCTGGGCAATTGCCTGGAACTATCTAAAACAAGAAGACGAGAATGCACAAAGAATTGTGTATGAAGCTCCAGAGACTGGGTTGAATTGGTTTTCAGATGGAATGACTGGGTATGTTAAAGTAGGTATCGTAGTAAAAGATATAGAGCATATTGATTATCTTCCAATTAAAGATTTTAGACATAAGTCTTTAACAGTAGATAAAATAACATCTATGGATGTAAATACTGCAATACAAAGATCTACGGCAAAAGCTATTGCAATGCATGGTTTAGGATTAAACCTATACGCCAATGAAGATACTTTAATCATTCCAGAGTTTGAAGAAACAAAAAAGACAGTAACAACTACAAAGGAAAAAACACAAACATTAATAACTCTTGATATTGGAGATATGAATTGGTCAAAAGTGTTGACTTATGTTGCTAAAAATAAAGCGTTAGGCTTGGAGGAAATTACCGAAAGATTAAAAGCTAAATATAGTATCAAAGCGACAGTAAAAAAAGAATTAGCTAAATCTATAAAAGATGACTAAAGCAGATATACTTAAAAACCTGGAGGACGATGCTAAATACTATGGAGATTTTGGTAAACAATATTTATCAAACTCTGATATAGGTAAGCTACTGAAGAACCCAACACAATTTCGTGTAAATAATGAGTTTACAAAACCAATGCTTGAGGGTAGATACTTTCATACTAAAATATTAGAGCCTCATAAAGTAAAAGACTTCCAGGAGGTAGATGCATCAACAAGATCAACTGCTAAATACAAGGATGCGTTAGCTGACTCGAAAGAAGAAATGTTGTTACTAACAAAAGAAAGGGAACACCTGGATTTTTTATGCACAAAAATGACTTCAAATATGGAGATGTTTGATTTAATTTATGAAGATGGTAATGAGTTTGAAATTCCAGAGATTCAAAAAATAATGAATTTAGATTGGAAAGGAAAGGCGGATATTTTAAACCATAAAAGTAATTTAATAATTGATATTAAGACAAGCGGAGACATTGATAAATTTATGTACTCAGCTAAAACTTATAATTACGATAGCCAGGCATATATATACCAAAGATTATTTGGTAAGCCTTTAATTTTTTTAGTAATAGATAAGAAAACTGCAAGATTAGGTATTTTTGAATGCTCCCCAACATTTATACAAGGTGGCCAGGAGAAAGTAGAACAAGCGGTTGAAGTTTATCATAAATATTTTAGTAATGAAGCAACTGAAGATATTAATTCATACATACATAGGCAGATTTTATAATCAGTTTAAGTTAACACCAATAAAAACTATTATGTGGATAGAAGTTCCAATGTCTTGTAATAGTGTAGATAATAAAAATGATATTATAATCTCTACAATTAACCACATGGAGCAAACAATTAAAATAATAAAGAAATGAGTGAAGTAAAAGACAAAATTTATGTAGGAAGTGGAAAAGAAAAATTTGATGGAGACCAGGTCGCAGTATCTGTATGTTTATCAGATCTTCCAAAAGATTGGATTTTTGAGTATAACAATAAGAAGTATGTTAAACTTATAGTTCAGAAAAAAAGAGAGGTTGACCAATATGGTAAGACACATTATGTAGCTATTGATACATTTAAACCAGAGCAAAAGGTAGAAACACCAATTGCAACACCTCAAGCTACAGAAGATCCTGATCTTCCATTTTAACCACACAACACAAAAACCCTGGGGAGTTAACGCTCCCCTTTTTTTTACCTTTACAAATGACGAATGACAGAAATAAGACTATATTTATAGACTTATAGAAATTATTAAAAAAAATATATTCTTTATATATACTTTTATTATATATTATTGACATTATTGACATAATAATATATAAATAACTAATAAAGAGATAGTTAAGTAAAATTAAATCAACATTAAATCAACATATAATGGACATTACCATATTCAAAGATATAAAACAAACCTCTCAACCCTTCTATAGAAACATAAATTTAGTTTTAAAACGTATCCAAGATGGTGCTTCAAAAGATATTGTCAAAAAAATACGTGCCGAAAAAGATAAGAGCAATAGAAACATATTAAAACAAAAACTACCAGCAATTTGTTTTAGTGGAACATTTACAAAGAGAAGTGATAAGGCTATAAAAGAGCATAGTGGTTTAATCTGTTTAGATTTTGATGGATACAAAAATGATAAAGAGTTACTCCAGGAAAAAGAAAGACTATCTAAGAACAAATATATTTATGCAGTTTTTATTTCACCAAGTGGGAATGGATTAAAAGCGTTAGTAAAAATACCTCCAATTTCAGAGAATCATAAAAGCTACTTTTTAAGCCTTCAAAAATATTTAGATAGCGAATACTTTGACAAGACATCTAAAAACATCTCACGCGTTTGCTATGAGTCTTACGATCCATTAATTCACATCAATGCTCAATCAAGTTTATGGGATAGAATTGAAGAGCAAGAATACACAGAGGTAAATAAACACGTAGATATTCCTACTATACCCGTTACTGATGAGAATAAAATAGTTGATATTCTAATAAAGTGGTGGACTAAAAAATACCCAATGAATGAGGGAGAGAGAAACAATAATACTTATGTTTTAGCTTCTGCGCTTAATGACTTCGGAGTATATCAATCATTAGCTGAATCTGTTTTAAGTAATTACGAAACTAAAAGTTTTACAAGGTCAGAAATTAAAAGAACAATAGATAGCGCATACGCACAGAAACATAACTTTGGTACAAAGTATTATGAAGACGAAGATAAGGTTAACAACCTAAGAATGAAGCTAAAACGTGGAGTACCAAAAAAAGAAATTAGATCTCAACTCCAGGAGTCAGATATTGAGGTTGCAACCATTGATAATGTATTGGCTCGTTTAGATGAAGAAAATGCAAACAATCAGTTTTGGACAAAAAACGACAAAGGAGTTATAAAAATAGTTCATATACTTTTTAAGCAGTTCCTGGAAGAGAATGGATTTTATAAATTCAATCCAGAGGGTAGTAAGAATTATGTATTCGTAAAAGTTACAAATAACCTAATAGACCACACATCTGAAAAAGAAATTAAAGATTTTATTTTAAATTATCTTTTAGAGGTTGATGATTTAAGTGTTTATAATTATTTCGCAGAGCATACGCGGTACTTTAGGGAGGAGTTTTTAACTCTATTATCTTCTATTGCAGTTTATTTTATAGAAGATACAAAAGATAGCGCATACTTGTACTACAAAAATTGTGCAGTTAAAGTAACAAACGACCAGGTAACAAGAATTGATTACTTAGATCTTGGTGGATATGTATGGAAAGACCACGTAATTGATAGAACGTTTAATGAATGCGATGGAAATAGTTGTGATTACCAGCAATTTGTATCAAACATCTGCGGTAAAGATGACCAAAGAGTAAACTCTATGAGATCTACAATTGGGTATTTACTACACGCGTGGAAAAACTTATCTTATTGCCCAGCAGTTATATTGAATGATGAGGTAATATCAGACAACCCTGAAGGGGGGACAGGGAAAGGCATTTTTATGAACGCTCTATCACATATGAAAAAATTAGTGTTTATAGATGGTAAATCTTTTAATTTTGAGAAAAGTTTTGCTTACCAAACTGTAAGTGTTGATACTCAAATACTTTGTTTTGATGATGTTAAAAAACACTTTGATTTTGAAAGATTATTTAGTGTAGTTACTGAAGGATTAACCTTGGAGAAAAAGAACAAGGACGCTATTAAGATTCCATTTAGTAAATCTCCAAAAGTAACCATAACAACTAACTACGCAATTAAAGGAAAAGGATCTTCTTTTGAAAGAAGAAAATGGGAATTAGAGTTAGCGCAACATTACACTAAAGACTTTACTCCGCTTATGGAGTTTGGTAAATTAATGTTTGGAGAATGGGGTGATGATGAATGGTGTCAGTTTGATAATTATATGATTGAATGTGTGCAAACATATATGAATCATGGCTTAATAAAATCTAAGTTTGTAAACTTAAAAACCAGGCAATTATCTGCTGAAACTTGCCATGAATTTTTAGAATGGAGTGGAGAAATTGGTGGAGGTAGTCAACACGAAAAGTTAAGGCAAGCTGGTAGGATATATAAAAGTGATTTGTATTTAGATTTTGTAGAAGATAATCCTGATTTTGCTCCAAAGTCTAAGTTTACAGTATCAAGAACTAAGTTTTATAAGTGGTTATCTGCATACTCAGTTTATAAATATAACTGTAAACCTGAAGAAGACAGAGATTCAGTTGGTAGGTGGATAAGATTCAGAAGTAAGCATGAATTAGAAAAAAATGGTTTAATAGATTTTTAATATGGAATTTAGAGACTATCAATTAGAAGTAATGAATAAGGCTAAACCTCTGTTGCAAAAAGATAAATTTGTTTATCTTGCCATGGAGGTAAGGACTGGTAAGACTCTCACGAGCTTGGGTGTAAGTGAGCTTTTGCCAGTTTCAAACCTTTTATTTATAACTAAAAAGAAAGCTATAACCAGTATTGAAGATGATTATAAAATGCTTAACCCTTCTTACAGTATTACTGTTATTAACTACGAATCACTACACAAAATAGACCAAAAAGGTTGGGATATGGTGGTATGTGATGAAGCTCATGGAA